TTACGCAACAAGTTTTAAATGTGTCTTAGGCTTTGGGTGTGTCGTAAATGTGCCGTGAAATTCTACTTTGTTTGCGTGTTCCAACAAATGATCCGCATTCAAATGAGCATATTTCTTGACCATTTCGAGAGTTTCCCAACCGCCTAATTCTTTGAGCGTGAATAGCGGTGTACCTGCTTGAACGTGCCAGCTTGCCCAAGTATGCCGCAAATCGTGGAAATGGAAATCAACTAGAAAGCATTTTTTCGTTGCTAGCGTGAAAGACTTTCGGTTGATATCCGTTAGCGGATTACTGTTTCTACCGACAAACACATATTTGGAATGCCTGTTACGAATGGATTTAAGTAAGGTGATGGCTTCATCATTGAGTAATAATGAGCGAGCTTTTCCAGACTTAGCGACATCGTTAGTAACCAATGCTACTTTACGCACGAAGTCGATTTTATCCCATGTTAAAGTGAGGATTTCGGTACGCCTTGCTCCTGTCATTAAAGCAAATGAGCATATTGCTCGCATCCAATCTTGGCTAAGTTTGCCAATTAATTCTCGTGCTTGTTCTTTAGTGATCCAACGCACTCGGATTGGCGGCTCTTTTTTCTTAGGGATATAGGGCACTTTGTCTAGTATCCCCGCTTTATGTGCAAGATTCAAGATCAAAGAAATAGATTTGATATATTTGTTTTGGGTAGCATTAGCAAGAGGTTTTTTAGTGTTCATATTCTTGGTGGGAATATGTTGTAAAATTTCCTGTGTTGTTAAAGAGCTTAATACTCGTCCTGAGAATTTGCTACGCCAGTAGATGGCGTGCCGTTTTTTAGTTGCAGTATCTTTTTGACCTTCAGCAGAGCGCACATAATGCAGTAATGCTTCTTCAAAAATATACTCTGGCGGAGCATCAAGTTTATCAATTTTCCACATTTCAGCTTTAAGCCTATCGTGATATTGTTGCGCTTCCTTTTTTATAGTCGTGCCAGTTGAGCGTCTAATTCTTTTACCGCTTGGGGTTGCGAGATCAACCCACCACGGACCATTTTCGTTTCTTTTGTAGATCGACATAGTTGTACCTCTTCGACCGACAAAGCTAATCTATCAGCATTATCAGATCGTTTTTTGAGTAGATCAAGATCGGACTTATGAATACGCCAAACGCGAGAACCTGTCATTTTGAAAAATCCCCAATCATAAATATGGTTTCGAACGGTTCTTTCTTTAAGGTTTAAGTATTTTGCAACCTGTTTGATTGTTAGGGTTTCTTCCATACTCTCTCCCTAAAAATACTTTGATTTCATCAGCCGTAATAATACTTTTTCAAACTTTCGAGCGTGTTGTGCTTCAAATCTCAACCACTTAAGGCGGATATGTTTAGGCTTCCAACGATTTGTTAGCCACTGATTTTGATTTGCCATTTCAGCGAAAGCTCGTTTATAAATCTTCTTCATTTGCCGGAAATTCCACGATTTTTTATGACCCTTGAAACATAAAATTTCAGTTTCGTGAAATTTGATATTGTTCGCTTTGAGGTTTATCATTTTCTGCTCCAATAAAAAACCTAGCTTTCGCTAGGCTTGTTTAAGTAATTAATCATCTTTTCTCCAATCCACCGCATTACCGGCACGGCCATTGAGTTTCCAATCGCTTTATAGCGTGGACTATCAGGACAGTCTTCCGCAGGTTTATTGCGATACGGGATTTTCGTCCAGTTATCCGGAAAGCCTTGTAGCCGTTCACATTCAATTGGAGTAAGTTTTCTAATAACTGTAGCTGTAGTCACGGCATGAACATCGGTGCTTGTTAAGGTATAGCTTACCCCGCTTTCATCAAAACCATTGCCGTTACCGCCGTTTTCAGGTTTTTGCCCAATCGTATTGCCTGCAAGAGCAACACAAGGAACATTATTACCGCCTGTTCCCATTCTTGCTGTCAGTGTGGGGGTTGTGTCGCATTCCTGTAATCTCACAACATCGGAACGATGTGCAATATCAAACACGATATTTTCCTGCCCGCCATTTCGTCCCAAACAATGTGCGGTCGTATTGCTAATAATCGGGTCTTGCGTACCGTGAACAATAAAAGTTTCACTCCCGCCACCACAATCTCCACCACTAGAACGCAATTTTCCACTGATGGTTTCCTGAGAAAATGAAGAAAAACCATTTTTAACGATAAAGAAGTCGCCACTAAAGGCCTCTTGATTTCCAAGCCATTTAGTACCGCAGTTTGCGAGTAGTGTGCCTGTTACTGATTCACCGCTTGCAAGAGAGCCTTTTCTAAAATCAATGGTAGCGTTTTGTTGCGTAATTTTGCTCGGTTCAATATCCCCTGACACGCTTTTTTGCTCAATGAGTATTTCTGCGATACTTCGTCTTCGAGCACTTGCCACAACAAACACTCTTTTACGTCGTTGGGCAAGTCCGAAGTATTGAGCATCGAAGGTTCGCCACGCGACAGTTCTTCTTGAATGCACATAACCAGAGTTTGTCCATCGTTTCCCTGTTGGTTGTAATGGCTGACTTTCTTGAACCAGCCCAGCCAAAAAGTATCCGAATGCGTTGTCCGAAGTGGATAAGACACCCGGTACGTTTTCCCACACGAGGATGCAAGGTGGTTGTCCGTCTTGGTTTCTGACATAATCAATAGCCTCTAAAATATGAATTAAAGCAAGGGTTAAATTCCCTCTGTCATCGTTTAAACTTTCCCGTTTGCCTGCAACTGAAAAGGCTTGGCAAGGAGTGCCACCAACTAGAACATCCGGTGCCGGCACTTCACGATTAAGGATTTTTTCAGGTAAGGCGGTCATATCGCCAAGATTTGGAATATCAGGAAAGTGGTGAGCAAGTACAGCGCAAGGGAACGGTTCAATTTCAGAAAACCATAATGGCTTTCCCAATCCTTTCCACGCTACACTTGCCGCCTCAATGCCCGAACAGATTGAGCCGTAGGTAAACATTTTCTCTCCATAAAATAAAACCGCTCACATTTCTGTAAGCGGTCGGTTAGTCTCTCATTGTTGATAAACAAACTCCGTTGTTAATCAAAAACAACGGAATTTGATTGGCAAATCAGGGATTAATCAACGATGGCGACTTTGAGTTTGCCACTCAAAGCATCGCACCAAAGTTGAGCGTGTTGTTCTGTTGCAAATAACTGCTTATTTTGTAAACGTAATTTAACATCTAAATCATTAAAATTTTTTGAAGAATAATAAGCTGGGAAAAGACAGCTAGGCATAGATCCAACAAACCAAGCCTTTTCTAAATCCCCGAACTCCGTAATTGGTTTCGGCAATTCTTTATATTGAGCCTGTGATTTTTCAGGCTCTTTCCACATTACATAATTTTTTTGTAAATCATTTAAAGTAATACTTACACATTCACCTTCTGAAATTTCTAAATAATACTCATCTGTAATATATGATTTGCCAACAATATGAGAAGGATAGTCCGTATCACCTTCTTTGTATTGAATACCTTGTCCTGTTAATGCTCGTTCTAAGTTGAAAGGTTCTGGTTTATCTTGCCATAAACCTACAATATCATGTACAAATTCTGAATCTAAACAATAGGTAAAATTTTTTGTATAACAGATTGTATTTTCATAATCACCATTCTTGTTATATGTTGCAAATACTAAAGGATATTTTGTATTCCCCATTAATTTACCAATATACTTAACTTTAGTACCATTTTTAGTAACACCATAAGCACCATTTAATAATTTTTGTTTAATTTCTTCTGTTAGCATAATTTATACCTCTTTCAGTTAAATCTATTGTATGTATTACAGCCTCTATTACATTTGGGTGAAATACAGCTTTCATTTTTTCTTTATCAAATTTAGATATTCGCCGCATAGATAATCGTGCAAGACAGTGCAATAGTGTTCGGATCGGCGAAGTGAAAAACTTTGGTGTGTTCGGTGTTTTCTATTACTGTCAGTTTGTGCCGTTTAATACTTTCAAGAAAGCATTCATCAAAGTTACCTTTCATTTTCTCCCTCTCTTTTTACTTTTCCGCATTTACTCCCTGAAAAAAGACCGCCCATTGAAAGTAGGCGGTCTAATATTCATTATTTCCTGAAATACTTTCATTCAGATTTTTAATAAGAGCCTCAAATCTTTTTGGGGTTTTGTTTCGACATAGAAGTAAAAACTGAATAGTTTCATCATCAAATAATTCTTCTAGCAACTCGTATTTCTCAATAACATTATTCTCTATTATGCGAACAACTTTAAAGCCATCTTGTTTATTTATGTGTAAATTCGTCAAATACCGCACACTTTTATTATCTTCAAAATGAAATTCTGCAATCATCTTTCTCATAATTCACCTCTTAAAAACAAAACCGCCCCTAAGAGCGGTTTAGTTAAACTCAAAATATTTTAGCAAGTTGCTATTCTTCGTCTGATTGTTTAAGCCCACAAAACTCGGTCGTCAAATTATCGAAAAGCTGTCCTAGCTCTGATGTCATCAAGAAGAAATCCGCGTCAAAGCGTTGAGCTACATCTTCTTTGAGAATGTCGTCATTTTTCTCCCGAATAACATCAGCGAACTTAATTTTAGAAAGCGAGCCGGTTTCACTTAGTGCAAAACTGATGTGATCTTCCCAATCTAGTGCTAATTTCGTGACAACATTTTTAGCTCGCAGCAATCCATAAACCTCTTCGCTTTCTAAGTCCTGATGTTTAAATATCACTTGCCCGTCAGCATAGATCGACCTTAATTTGCATTCTTCCTGCAACATCAACCAGTCCGGCATTCGACCACCGATCCAGCTTGTCATTGTTTCTGCCGGGTTACACACAAAGCTAACCGGAACAGCAGGTAATGAACCGAGAGATTTACGCAACAAAGCCAACACATCTTCGGCGCGCTTCGCTGAGGCTGTATCAACATAAATAAGTTGACGTGCAACATCAATTAGAAGTGCCATATGCTGATATTTACTGAATGCACGGGGAAGTAATGTTGCAACGACATCATCTTTGATTATCTGCTTCTCTGTTTTCTTGAGTTTCCGCTGTTCTTTTTCCTCTAAGGCGGAAATGCGAGAATCAGTTTCTTTTTGAATAACGCTTGTCGGCAAGATTTTCTCTTCTTTTTGAGCAACAAGTAAAATATATCCGTTGCCGTTAAAAAACAGCTGTTCGCTTGTTGCAAGCGGATTTGTCCAACCAAATTTACTCGCCTCATTTGCGCTACATTCAACGAATTTACATTCTTGTAATGCGTGTTCAAGATTTGAAAAATCTAATGCTTTTGTTAAGCGATAGATAATGGCATTTTTAAACCAAAACATAATTTATTCCTCATAAAAAATGCTCTTAATTAAGAGCGAGTTTGACTAACTACCGGCAACTCAACAAACGCATTGAGCGGTTGCGGTGATAACGATTCTTCCGGTATATCTAATCGTCCGCCTAGCGTTGCATAACCTGCAATATCACGCCAGTGATCGACTTCGTGCGGATTGCCGTTTAATATTCGGGCCAGTTTTGTCGCAATCATCGTGATGGCATATTTGTGCGTGCTATCAAGATTTTTGGATTTTTCGATATGCTTTAAAATATCGCTGAAGATAAGTGCACCGGTATGGAAATTCCCGTGCGTTTCTTCACGCTCTTGTAGCGTTTCATTTATGTTCATTTTTCTTATCCTTATCCTTGTCCTAAAATTCTGCTCTTCGCCACTTCGATCAATAGTTGATACTCGCGTTTGGTTTTCTCGTCATGTACTTTCGCCGATTTTGCTAAAAACTCATCGACTGTGCCGGTAAAACAACCTCTTGTAACGATTAAGTCATCCTTGCCATTAAACACTGTGAGTGTACCGTTCTCGGTACCGACATTACTCGCCCAGAAAATCATTTTTCGCTCGGAAACAATGGCGCAAGAACTAACCCGAGCGTTGCCATATACCCGAGCGTTGCCATATACCCGAGCGTTGCCATATACCCGAGCGTTGCCAAATACCCGAGCGTTGCCACATACCCAAGCGTTGCCATATACCCAAGCGTTGCCATATACCTCAGCGTTGCCATATACCTCAGCGTTGCCATATACCTCAGCGTTGCCAAATACCCGAGCGTTGCCATATACCCGAGCGTTGCCATATACCTCAGCGTTGCCAAATACCCGAGCGTTGCCACATACCCAAGCGTTGCCAGATTGATCTAAATTTTTCTCTGCTTCGATATAGCCGCCAAGTTCGCCGGCAACTACTGCACCAAAAGAGATTAGGGCTTTAATGCGATATAGCGTTCTGCCCAAATATTCTTTGGTGTCATCTTTCAACAGTTCGTATTTCTTTTGCATTTTGTTTGTCCTATAAAAAAGCCCACGGTTAAGTGGGCGGTGTGGTTCAGAATGGGATTAGCTCATTTCCTGAATGAGCTGTTGATAATATTCTTGGGCAGCACTAACACGTTCTTTGATTTTGTCGATGATGGCGTTATCACGTTTGACGGTCACGGTAGTGATCCGTTTGTCTTGCGGAATTTGTTCGACTAAATCAATGTAGCGTTCGGGGCTATCATAACTACTGAGCATTTCGTAAGGAGTAGGGAAGAGGACAAAATCAATTTGTGCTTCTTCACAATCCCATAGCCACATATAGCCTTGCATTTGAATGTCATAACCGGCTTTTTTCGCTTTATCTTCGGCTTCGTCTGTAAAGAACGGGTGAGTGCCAATATCCCACGAGCATTTTGTATCAATAATGAGCTTGCGAGAGGGAACGTAAATATCACACTCTCCCGTGATCCATTCATTCTCTCGGCGTTCAGTGTTTTTCTTGAGGGGCAAGCCTCGTTTTCTGCCACTTAATTTAATGGCTTGTTCTTCCAGAAGATTCCCTTTTTCGGTGTATTTGTTGCCTTCAAAATCTTGATAACCGAACAGATCGAATTTAGCGATCTTTCTGACCGCACTTTTGGCGGTGTCGGAAAGTCCTTCTCCGCCTCTCTTCTGTGGCATTAAGTCAGCAAGACCTGAACATCTGGCTTTGAATTGGTACATCGTTATTCCTTATTGTTGAATGTGAGAAATTTTCCCATCGTAGTCGTGGGTGAGATCCAGTTGATATGCGCTGATAATCACAAACACGGCAAGCACAATTTTTAAACCTTTCTTGAACATTTTTTCTTCCTTTTGCTGAAATTTGGGTGCAAGAAACCGCCACACGATTTTCACGGGGAAAAGTGCGGTCGGTTTTGATTAAGTTTTAGATTACTTGGTAGTTATTAGATTTCGGGTTGTAATTCTCGAGGTGTTTTAGCACTCGCCAGTTACTCTCATAGTCGTATTTGAAATCGGCTGTAAGGCGTTTCAGTAGCTTATGAACTTCCCGAATAGTGTGCTTATATTCGTAGGCTTGTCCGTAGATTGCACCGGAATATTTTGAACCGATAGTTTCCATTGCCGGATAAATCATTCGGCAAGTTTCTGTGCCTCGTAAGGCGATAAACCATATCCACGGCAGTAGTTGAAGTTCGTACTCGGTAAATTCAAACTTGAATTTCTTTTCCGGCTCGGGCAAGGCGAGTTGTTTTGGCTGATTTTTCTCAATTAGAATTTTTTCAATTTGTTCATCACACCAAATAGCAAATTCAACATTTAACCAACGAGCAAATGGAACAGCAAGACGACGGTGTAGCCAAGTGCCTTGTTGAGATAAATCTTTACCACCTTTGATTGTTTTTACGAAGTGGGATTTCCCTACTTTGGCAGCGTTACCAGATTTTCTGGTTTCGGTCTTTTTGCAAAGGGTTTCAATATATTCTTGAGTTGTCGGTAACGTTAGCCAGTCATTAGGACGTTTATTAAAATGTTTTGCAATAGCCGTTGCATTAAGATATGCGTCATCTTGGAAGAAAACTTGAGTGCCGTTGTAATCGGCGGTGATGATATTTGTCATTTTGACTCTCCACTTGATATTTTCGATAATTCACCATTTTTCGACAAATGGTGCCGAGAGGTTCGAAAGCCTTCAAGTGGTTAGGCTGGACGTATTTCCCTTGCGGGTATTGTATTAGTCGCCCTCTCGACTTAACGAGATTTCGGCATAAAAAAGACCGCACTTTGGCGATCCGTTTACTACCGCCACTTGAAAAAGGTTTCGACACCTTGGGGCGGATAGTAGTATAAAGTGTTGGGGTTGTCAAATTAGACTTCATTTTTATCTAAAATATCAATTAAATTTTTGATGTGGTAAAGCACGATTTTGTCGTCTACCGTGTGAACCATTACATCAACAATAAAGAGTTTGTGGTAGGGGTGTTCTCGCATTACCATCGTCTGTTTAAGCTCGTTTGTTTCAAAACTCACTTTAATCGCTTTTTTAGTAAAGGCTTCGATAATAGCTTTGTCGATCTGTTTATCTGCAGCTGTAACGGCTAATTGCATTACACAACCTTTTTGCAATCCGACAATCGGTTCTTTCATTTCATCCATTTTCTTGCCGATTAGATGCTGTAATGCATTCGCTTTCATATTGTCGGCTTCAAAGTGAATATGAATACCACCATCAACTTTGATTGAGCCGATAGAAATGCTTGCTTTTGGGTCATTTGCAACAGGTTCTAAGGCGTGGCTTAGATGGCGCAATTCGCTTACATTTATATTGTCGGGCTGTGGTCGCTTTCCTTGTAGCCAGCCGTATGTTTGAGCAAGACGTTCTCCAAACTCAAAAATAGCATTGCTATGTTCAATAAGTGTGTAAGTTGCGGCAACATAAGTTCCTAACTCGACAATAATGCTACCTTTGGTAATTTGTGTAACGTAGATGTTACTATCACAAGGTTGTAAATTTTGTTCTGGTGTAGAGTTTTGAATAAAGCGTGAATATTCTTTTGAAATGCCATCTAAACTTTGACATAAGGTGGATAACTCCACTGGTTTATCATTATGTAAGTAAATTTGTAATTTCATATTCTCATCGATTACTGTAAATGGTTCTGTCATAACACGCCTCAAAATTCAGATACAAAAAAAGCCACTTAATTGTGGCTTGCCGACTTTCTGTTGAAAGTAGGCATAGTCTAGAATAAAGGGCGGTGGGTGTCAAATGTTTAGATTAGTGATTGTCGAATAATTAGCTCTTGGTGTGCTGAAATATCGTCTGATTGCAATGCACATTGTTGAATATATTTTAGATGTTCATTAACTAATATTCCACAATGAAATAATTCAGAATTACCTATTCGATTGCCCAATTCATTTTTATCAAGTTCATAAAATTCATCAAAACAAATCCAAGTATTTTTACTCAGTATAGGGTTACTATTTTGTGGCAAAAAGAATGCTTGATGCGTATTTAACTGACAACCATATTCAAGGGTATATCTCCACCCCTTTGAAGTGGTTTTAGCTACAATCAATTTTTGTGATGTCATACCCAAAATAATTAGGTATTTATCACGCTCTCCGCCATCATTAAACTTGAATTTAGGATGAAATAAGATTGAACCCAACTGAAGCATTACTTTAACACCTCAAGCAGTGCTAGACGTTCAATACTGTCCTTGTGCATTGACTCCCTATTTTGGCTTGGTAATGCTAACTCATAAGGAATTATTTCTTTCTTTTTGCCTTCAACTTCATAGATTTGATGCCACGGTAAACGTTCAAGGTGGGTTGCTTCGATCATATCATCAGCAAATGCATTTTTATATTGCTGTGCTAATGTATTAAGTATTTTTAATTCTCGTTTAGAAAAATGGGTTTGATCAAATTCAGACAAGGCATTAAATTTCAGCATTTCTTGTCTTCCTTTACGGATGGGAATTTGTTCAATTTTGATTTTAGCTAGAAAATCGGCTTCTGGCTGTTTAATTTCTTCATGTAAATCGACAGGTACAGGTCCCATTTTCCAAGCAGAATAATCAAGCCCTGTTACGGAACGCCCTACTTGTTTGTAATGCTCAAAATCAAGGAAATAAAGCAACTTAAAGAGCTTTATTTTCCCTAACTTTTCAACATTTTGAGAAAAAAAAGTAATTACTTGTAACAATTTTTCTCTATTGTGAGTGATGAGCATTGATTTTCCTCTTTTGACTAGTGTGGTTATAGTACTTAATTTTTAATTTTAAATAAAGAATAAGAATTTCTGACGTTATAGTTTCTCCAACTTCTCCAATTCGTCATACTGTTCTTTGCTGAACTCATACATCCCACTATCACACAATTCTTGTAGTGTGGTTTCACCGTTGATGATGTTTTGTTTGCATTGTTCAAAGGTTTCCTCATCAACAACTGTAATGATGTTATCCTCTTCTTTTTTGCCGCCCTCTTGCTTGTCCATTTCATCAATGCGGTATTTGTCGTTTCCATTTTCAATTTCAACCGCTCTTGCGATTTGTTCCTGACGTTCTTCCATTGGCATTTTACTGAGAACATATTTAATGGCTTTCCCAATGTACATTTCCAAATTCCACAAGGTGTAAGGCGAATAGCTGCCATTTTTCTTGCTTGGGCTGACTCCGGCAATTTGTAGGATTTTGCCAAAACTCACAAAGCGGTGAGAAATTTCATTGTTTTCTTTTGTGGAAACCAAAACGCCACGGAGATGACCTTCAACCCAAGCCGGTTCATAATCTTTTTGGTTATCAACATCAGGGATATGTTTGACGACAGTGTCAAATCCATCGCTTACCATTTCAAATTGATCGCAGTCAAAAATAGGTGTCGCACGTAAATTAATGCCGGCACGTTTGGCTAATAATTGCCATCCTTTGTAGCCAATCTGAAATTCGGCATCTTTTTTGTACTTAACGATATAAGCAAGCCCCATATTTTTATTGAGTGGCAAGTCTAATTCTGCCGCTTGTAAACCGGACTTCACAATGCTTTCAGGGGTACAATAGACAAGCGAATCATCAAGCGCCACATTGAGTAATGTGGCTGCAAATTTCTCTTTCTTGTTTGGATCTGAGAGCAAACTTTTAATTCGGCTTTGGATACCTGCACTACCAATATAATGTTTGATATCGACTTTTCGTTGTTCTATCGGCGTTAGTTTTTTTTCTTTGCTTTCTGTTTTGTTATCTGTCATTTTTCACCTCACTTAATCAGGGGCATACTCATTCATTCGTTTATCTAGACGTTGCTTTGCTACATAAGCAATAGCTCGCTCTCGCACTTCGGTGAGCTTATAAAAAGCACCGGAACCGATAGCTAAATCGTGCAATGCTAACTCTTCATCGTTGTAGGCAATGTATTCATTAATCGCATAAATAACGTTTTCATCTTCATTTTCAGCATCGGCTTTGATGGCTTCTATTTCTTGTTCGAGGGCAATTTCATAGCCGGCGAGGTTGTCTAGGTGTTCTTGATGGGCTGTGGCGAGAAAAGGTTTCATTTTGCTTGCTCCTGTGTGGCTTTTACCATTTCTGCCAACATTGCGAACATTGCCGGTTCAAGTACAATGGTGCGTGCGCTTGCACGGCGGTCTAAATGTAGGCGGATGTTGCCGTGTTTATCCACTAAATAACCGGTTAATCCATAAGGCGTGAAAGGCTTGCGATGTGGTTTTCGTGCCGGTTTTTGCAGCGTGGCTGGCTTCGGTGTTGTTCCTGTTAATTCAATTTTGGGTGATTCGGGTTTAACAGGTTTTGGTTCAATTTTTTTCATATTCGTCTTTCCTTTTTCATAATGCGGAATTTTTGTACTATTTAATAAATTGAATGAATCAATTCGTTTGTTTAAGGCGTTAATCGCAACCATTTCGTTCATAAGAGGATAAGTGCGAATTTCCCGTTTATTATTTACCCAGAGTTCACCGTGATATTTTTTCGAATCAGCATTAAAAAGAACGTGCATTTTGTAACTTTCAACTTTCATTTTTTAGCCCTCAAAGTGCGGTCAATTTCCGCTTGTTTTTGAGCGGTATAAATTCGCAGTTCTTGTTCTGCTTGTGGGGTTAAATTAGGCGGTAAGCAAAGCCCGTTTTCATACACACCGCCTTTCAGTTCGCAACGGGTTTCAAGGCTGATTTGTTCGCTGACTTCGTTATTGTGCCAGTCGGTTGGGTTGCCCCACGCTTGTGAGACACTAAAAACGACAATCAATACGGCTGCGGTAGTGAGTAGAATAAGGAGACATTTGCCAAGAAAGGCGAGAAATTCAAGAATGGATTTGTGCATAGTGGTGTCCTTTTTTGGTGGTTCGTTGAGAAATATGGTGCGGGAACGCATAGCAGGTTGTTCCGGTTTCTTTTTTCCGGTTCGTTTTTGTCGTTTGTTCATGTTGTTTCCTTACTCATATTTATTGCCACAAAATGGACAATAGTCGTTGATAACTTTTGTTTTACGTTTTACTTCACGAACGTTTCCGTTTCTTGCAGTTTTTTTCTCAAAATATTGAACTTCTACTACAGTTCTTTCTCCAATAACTTTCCAATTTCTAGTCGGAAATACGGTGTTAAGAGATACACCTCCAACCAATTCAATGCCTTGTTTTCTCAAATGTTCGGCTAGTTTTAATTTGTAATCATTAATACATTCGCACATAGTTTTTCCTTTACTGAATTTTGGGTATAAAAAAGCCCACCTGTTACAGTGGGCAAATAACCTAAGGAACGATGGTTAAACCATCAAAAACCGCTCTCGGTTTAGAGGTTTCAAGAAGATTGGGCGAATTGCTTCGCACAGGGTTTTGAGAGCGGTTTTTGATGATTGCCTTTTTTACAGAAAGGCTAACTGGGTTTATATGCTTTTCCTTGCGAGGATCGGCTTAAAGCACGCAGTATCTCCGATTAAAGTAGTGCAAGTACCTGAATCTGCTTTAGTTTATAGCTTACCTTAGCTCTTTATCTATAAACCATAGAGTTAGGCTTGTAAGGCTCAAGCAAAAGTTAGTTATATGCGGTTAATATTAATTCAGGGAACACGACAATTTCATTTATTAATTTGCTAATCGTTGTTAGCTTTTTAATACCTGTTTCACTATCAGTTACAGTCATTTTAAGACTTAAATCAACTGGGCCATACCACCCTTCCCTTAAGACTTCCTCTCGTTCTTTTTCATCAAAGAGCTCAATAAGAATTTCTTCAACAGTGCGACCGGCAAAGATTTCGCTTTCTTCTCCAATCCAGAAGGCTTTTTGCATTTCTTGAATATCTTCAATTGCTTTATCAATGCATTCAATCCCTTTTCCATACCGTAATGTGTCAATAATTCCATTTTCGTGTACAGTAACTGAATATTCTCCGGTATCTATATCTTGAGCAAGTGTAGGGCGGTAATGTTCAATGAATTTCATTCGCTTAGATTGTCGGATTAGCTCGTCATATTCCGACTTTGAAATTGTGATTGTTTCCATTTGTAGTTTCCTCTTTTAAACTCTCACTAACTCCCGACAACCCATTTGTCGGCGTTCTTTGGCTCTGACTTGACCGGATTTGATTTTGCCTTTTACATAGTTATAGTTGGCAATATCAATTAGCTTTTTGTCTCTGCCGGCAAGATTTATCGCTTTTTCAACCTTGTTGCCGATTGGTTTAGCAATTAAAGCTTTTTGCTTTTGAGCGATACGTTTAGCCCGCTTAAAGTTTTTTGCCGGATTAACCGATTTTGTGATGTTCATACTCTTTCTCCTCTCTTATTTCAAACCGCACTTACAATGTGATAAATCCGATACTCTGTCATTTCAGTGTAACCTTGTTACCGTCAAATTCATTTCTCGTTATTTAAGAGAGTAATCGCGGTTTGAAATAAGCCTTGTTTTACTGCCGTTCAGCGTGGGGGTCATTAAACAAGTTAACCCGATTCCACTTAACTAAATTGTGTCGCAACCGTAGATAACAGATTAAGTACAACAATCTCTTAACCTCTTACGGTATATAGATTTTTAAAGAACATTCAAACCACCGTCTCTGCTTATCTCTCAACTTTCGCCTGCTCGGGTGGTAAAGGCAGAACCTTTATTCAAGCCCTCCTCAAAGAGCTTGGTAAAAATTCTTAAGCGAGGGCTTGAGCGGTGATTTCAGCACAGGCTTTGATATTTTTCGTTAGCTCGTCCATAAATCCACTCTCTTGTTTTTGATATAGACTATATAACTCTTGAGGGCTTTTGCCGCTTTTCTGCGCCATTAGCTTGATGCTTTCTACTAATGCCATTAAAAAGAAATCTTTGTTTTCGAGGAGTTGTTTAGCTGTCATGTTATTTCCTTAGTGGGTGTTTTGTTTTTATGGGAGTATTGTATAGTTTTTTCTATAATATGTAAATAGAAAAAACTATATAAAATAGATTTTTTGTTTGGTTGGTTGATTTTTAATCATGGATTGGGTGCAGAAAGCCCTTGTTGATAGATTTGACTTTTGTGGGAAAAGAAATTGATTTAAGTCAAATTTAAAAAGAAAACCCGCACTATGGCGGGTTGGGATTATTGGTTTTTTACTAATCGCATTAATAGCTCGCCTGCTTGCTGTACATCTCTTTCAACATTTGGGCTAAAGATAAAAAGATAGCCATCATTATCTCCACAATGCGAGCATAATGTCGCAATTTCTTGTTTTAATACATCATTTGAGGTTTCACCACAGTTGCCTATCGCTTGCTGAAATTCTTTCCAACGATTAGCATATTGATAGATTTTTAATAATGTTTTTAATTCATTCGGATCAATTTGAGGCTTAAGCAAAGCAAGTTGTTGCGTTTTTTGCAACTGCTCATTTTTGTGCATATTTAGAAAAGCACGTAATACGACTAAGTGGAATTTCGGGCTGATCCAAGTTGCATAGGCTAAAACAAGTTCTTCGCAGGCATAGGTTCCTGAATTTGGTCCTCCGTGAATCACTTTTACCGAGTTACAGATCTGCAACTCGGTATTTACTTCAATTTCAGCAATAAGATCCTTAGTTTGATCTAGACGTAAGAAAAACGTTGGTTTATGTTTATTTTCACCGCCACTTGCTTTATGTAAGTCTGTTAAAGAAAATAAATTTTCAAAAGTACGGATAGAATTGTTAAGAATTGATAATTGAGTAGTCATGGGACTGTCCTTACTGTTTTATTTGAGATTAGCCACTTTTGAGAGTGGCGCCGAGAGGCTCAAAAACCGCAGTAAGTCGGCTGGAGTTATTCCCCTTTCGGGTATTGTATTCCTCGCCCTCTCGGCATAGATAAATTTTAGGTATGCACAATCAAAATTCGTAGGAAGAGAGAAAAGAGATCACTAATTTTAGGCATAAAAAAACCGCTATGCTATCGGGCGCGGATTTCCGCTTACTGTATTAGGTTTTGAGACCTTAACAGAGATACTAAAATAAAAATCCCACCTTGTAAAGGTGGAATTAAAAAAGTTATTGTATAAATGTGATTTAGATCACTATCAAAAAAAATTTAATTTTGTAAAATGATGTTACCTAAGTAATAAGTAAACAGGAGATTTCTATGAAAAAACTATTCCTTATCAGTGCTGTATCTTTGCTATTAGCTGGTTGTATCCAATCGCCTTATAACTCGCAAGTTTTTCAAGATATACAAAAAGCATCAACGAACGTTCAAACAAATGAGTTTGGAAATGACTTTAACGAAAACCTAGTGCCAAAAATCATCAAAGGTAAAACTACTGAGCAACAGTTAATCGCTATGTTCGGTGAACCAAATATGAAACTTGTGTTAAATGAAAAAGATACAAAATGGAATTACTTCCATACTAAAATGCAGTTTGAATCTCCTACCTATATGACTGGCTCTCTCTCTGATTTTCAGAATAATATTAAACAAAGCTCAATGACTAAAACTTTAGATATTCTTGTCAGAAATGGAAAAGTATTAAACTATGCTTTACAAAAAGCTGATCCGACAATTAAAACTAATACGAAAACCAAAATAGATCCACAAAAACTAAACTAATATGGCTCAAATAGCCTATCTAGCTTTGTCTGATAGGCTTATTTGTTAAGCAAGAAAAATACATTTATTTTCAGTGAGCAGTAACTTTAAAGATTGCAATGCAGCATAAATATAGCATTTATATGTTTTTGAACCGATTTTCATTTCTTTGCACACTTGAGCAGGCTCTAGCCCTGAGACATATCGATGCATAAAGACATTATAGAGGTCTGGAGTAACGGCACGCATTTTTAATGTGCAATCGTGAACAATCATTGCTGCATCATCACTAAGAGGCTCCCCCTGATGGCGGTTAGAATAACCAACTTCACGCATAAATGGTTGAATAGATGGATATTCGGTACCGGTTCGGGTGTTCGCCCATATTCCATATCGTTTTGCTATCGTTTTAATATCACCCGCTATACGCATTGTTCCAACTCCTTAACCTTTTCTTTGTAATACTTGATAATTTCTTTACAGTCTTCGATGGTGTATTTTTTCGGGTCGTGATCTTGGCGTTCTAGCCACTCGACTTTCTCTACACCGATTTTTTTCACGAGATGAATCCGATACTCAATGGCATTGCCGCTTTTGTGGTTATTACAGGGTTGGCATTGCTTATGGACGTTCAACTCACAAAATCTTAATTCAGGTGCTGCGCCAACACTTCGATAATGCCCTGCGTGCCATTGCCCTTGATGGTATCGACCGCAACTGATACAAGGTTCGTCTTTATCTCGTAGGCGGATAAATTTATTAAATACCGATTGCGCCTCTTTCAACCATTCTGAGCGGCTTTTTAATTTCGCCTTACGTTCCTTTAGTTTTTGTTTTTCGGCTTTATGTCGTGCTTTCTGTGCGTTATTTCTGACTAACTCAATAGCACATTTAGGTGAACAAGCCTTTTGTAGTGAGTTAAACGGGGTAAACGATTTGCCACAGGATTTACACTTCTTTGGTTTGAGTGATTTAGTTCTCATCTTCCCCAAAATCCCCATCTGTCGTTAAATTTCACACCGTTTTGAACGCCCCAAGCGGTCGTATATTCAATAAGGCTTGCCATACGCTTCACCCCCATTTTAGATGTTTGCTCTCGTACATTGACCAACTCCCCCTCAATACCAACAACCAATTTATAAGGAAGTTTAGTCGCTATCGTATGCCCGCTTACTAAAAGGTTTTTCCAGCCGTATAAATCGTACTTATCACCCTGCCATAACGCCTGTTTTGATATATCACCCAACATGGCATGAAACTTATCGTTTTGTTCCATTGAACGGGTTTTAACTTTAATTTCCACTACAAGCGGATCTGAGTCGTTAATCGGTAACTGGCGGATAGTCTCAATCACTCTATTTCTTACCGATTCATTGACTAAATACATTGGAGGATAATTATGCTCCATACCCACCGACCTTTTTCACAAAATCCAAACTCACTGAACGAGTCACAAAATCTTCCATACTTGGATCGAACACGATTACCATTTGACCTTTGCTGTTTCCCTTCGCTTCTTTGCCTGTAACTGGATGCAAGAAATTAATTCGTCCACCGGCAATATCAATCACTTCGTTTGCCACACCATGAATATGGTTTTGATACCATTTGGTAGATTTATCATTGTTGAGTAACATCACCACCATATAGCCGGCATCTCTTAATTCTTTTGCACGTTGAAGATAAGGCGTAACATTTGAGTAAGGCGGATTAACATAAATTCGCAATGGGAAATAACAACGCTCGGCTACTTCATCAAGTAGCTTGTCAAATAAATCATCCGCCAAAAAATCAGGGGCAATCGAAATATTGTCCGGAAACGGAATATCATCGTTGCCATATCCTTCCGGTGCAGGCTCACCGATGTAGCGATAGCACAATGCGTTTTGGTAATCCGCACAACCATCAAGATCGAACGAGCCAAATTTATTTTGTAACCAGTTAAAAAAATACTTCGGCGTGCGATAGTGGTCTTTGTTAAATTCGGTCATTGCATTGCTCCTCGTACTTCAGCCATTAAACGGTCTCTTGCTTGATTTGCTCGGTCCTTGTCGTAAAAACTTGGTTGCTCCGGAATCCCTTTTGGAATCTCCTCAAAAGGGAAATTTGACCGCACTTTTTCCGCCGCTTCCGTGAGTAATTTCGGAATGGCTTTCAACGTGTCCTCTTCCGATTTTTTCTTGCACTTTTCGTAGAGATTTTTCAGCAACCAATACTCCACTTTTGAGCGATATTGAAATTCGTCCAGATTGAATCTGGCATAGCCTAAGAAAGTTTGGTAGCGTTGGTATAATTCCGTTTCGTTTGGTAAGCCTAGCGCGTGATAGTCAAGTGCTTTGCACCAAGAAACGAACAACCCTACGCTTGGCAAAAATTTATCCTTGGATTTCTCTGCGGCATTTAGCCCATCCTGCAACTGGGATTTTGTGATTTTTTCTTGCACCAACACACGCAACCAAGTTTGTTTTGCCGAAAGATAATCCGCTTCGGTCTCAAATGCAGTACGCCAGCCGGGGAAAATACCTTTCAACTCCTGAAAGAGCCAATTAATCATCGCTTCGGCACGTTGCGCACGCTCCGGCGAAATTTGATTTAATTGAGATTGTGTCGCTAAAGTTCCCATTGTTGCCCATCCACGGTGATTTTCATTCCGGCAGACCAACCCGTCTGCGTATCGTCAAATTTTGGCTTGTTTGATGGTATAACCTCTCGCAGTTTTTCATCTCGCCAATCCCACGAAGCGTTAAAGCCTTGCCAGTTTCGATCAATCATAATTTCAACCACTTCGCAAATTGAAATGCCCGCCTTGTCCGCTTGTTTCTGCAAGCGATTCATCTGCGTTTCGCTAATCACGCCCTTTTTGGCTTTACGGTGCGCAATAAAATCTTTAGCAAGCTGACCAGTTACGCCAAACTTCTCAAGCAAAATTTCAGCCTCGCTTTTTTGCGTAGTTTTTTTATTAGGGTTAATTGATGGTTCAATTGACGGTTCTGGGTTAAGCTCGTTTACTAGGGGTGGTAAAGCAGATTTACTAGGGGGGTTAAGCTCGTTTACTAGGGGTGGTAAAGCAGATTTACTAGTTAAAGACGGTAATTCCTCCCATTTTTCAGGGTGTAAAATATATAAATTTGAGCTATTTCCCTTTGGCGTTTTTCGTTCCTGAATCGTTAAATATCCCATCTCAACCAATTTTTTAGCGTGGCTGATTGCTGTTGGACGAGACATTTCACATTGCTGTGCAATTTTTTTGTAGCTTGGATAACAAATTCCCTCATCATTGGCATTGTCTGCCAACTTGATAAGCAATAATTTTGTGAGAGGATTGCCCACTTTGGCATTAAATGCCCGATCCATTAGTTTTATGCTCATAACAAACCTCTTGCCTTTAATGCGGAAATCGTTCTGTGATAGCGGTCTTGCAACCCATTTTTAAAAATCACCTCTCTTGGCGGTTCTATGCCAAGTTCTGCGTAACGAAAATAAAGCAATAGACTTTTAAATTCTGAACCACTCAATTCCGCCATCATTTCATCAATAATGGCGTTGGGTACTTGAAAAGAGTTGGGAATAAATTGACTCATACACCCGCCTCAATAAAATACTGTTTAACCCGCTTACCGCTTGGCATGGTGATAAATTCATCAGTGGTGGTATAACCCAGATCACGTAAATCTTTAATGCGTGCCGATAATCGCATGCACTGAAAATCATCAAAGGCTGAAAGTGCGGTAACTTTTCCGCCTGATTGCAAATGCTTTAAAATCCTCGCATTCTGCGATTGACTTGATTTTTCGTTTGGATTAATATTTTCCATGTTTACAAAATCTCCTTTGAGTACTGCCCACGCGCCAACGTGGGCTTTTTACTAAGCTTTTTTCGCTACGATTTCGACTAATCGCACAAAATCATCACACTGCTCTAATTTATGCTGTTCTTGATCGACAAACTGATAACGGGCAAAATGTGCCATAATCTCATTTACCGACATCTCATTAAATTTAGGGGGCGAATATGCACCACATACCTGTTCACTCATCAAATGTTCTCTCCATTGCTTATGATGAAAATTTTCAAATTCTTGAAGTTAAATTTCGTAGTGGCGGAACTTATCAATATCTCAATGTTCCGCTATCCCGTTATACCGGGCTTATGTCGGCAGGCTCAAAAGGCGGTTACATTGCCGATTACATCAAGCCCTACTACCGTTACCGTCGTGTTTAATTAATCCTAATTAGCCACGGTTGCCGCCGTGTTTTTTTCTAGTTCTTGTTAAGTGGATTAACTTTGCAGCCAATTCGCAGCTTACTTTTAATTCACCAGGACAATCTCGATAATTAAATCCTTTTAATATTCCGATTTCAGCGGAAGAAACCGGAACTAAGTTTTCCAGTTTGTCATCGTATTTATCTCCGTTTCGATGAATAACATAGACCCCATCAGGCAATTTCCCATGGTGTTGTTCATAAACATATCTAGCATGTGAAATACATTTGCCATTTAATCGAATAAAATTACCGTCTCTCGCTCGTCTAATGTCTCCCTCTTCTGCAACGCCATATTGATTTACTGTTTTTCCCAAATGCCAGCCTTTTTTACAACACAACATTACTAAAGAACGTCTTGTAACTTGGCGCTCAAACGCTTCATTAAATAACTTAGCCAATTTATCTCTTGGCAGCTCTTTTCTGGCGTAGATAAAATCAAGTTGCTCTTGTGTAAAGTGAGTGTGACCAATTCGCAGTGTCATATTTAATCTCCAAAATATTCGGGCAACTTAGCTTTTCCTGTATGCTCTGCTTCAAAATCAGATGCCTTTAAACTTAATCGAGCATTTTCAATAACTTGCTTACCTAAATTAGATAATGCTTCAGAACGAGCAATTTCCTCTTGTAATTTTTCGCCGGTTATTTCATCATCAAGAATCTTTTCTATTTGAAAAAATAGATATTCATTTAAATTTTTAGATTTCACTTTCATTGTTACCTCTCTCTTTATTGCCCTAAAACCTGTTTTAAACACACCAGCTGAGAAAGAAGGTGTTCAACAGATTCCATTAATTTATCCCTCTCTTTTGCAGAAACCTCATAGCCCAAATCAGAATCCGCTGAAACGGCTTCTGCGGTATCGCCACACAGTTTTCCAACCGTGGCAGAAAGTCTTGCTACATCACGCAATAAATCGGTGGAATTGCTACCGCACTTTGGTTTTGGCATAAGTGTGCAATCCACGCTTTGTGCAATCATTTCCACAATATTCACTGACCCCGTTAGAGAAATAAGATGAATAGCGTCAATGAATCCTAATTTATTGCGTGGGTAATCAGGATTAAGTTCTTGTGCTAATTGAGATTCAGCTTTGCCAAGTGTCGGTGCAAAATTAGAAATATTGCGAGAACTAGCCAATTGAACGTGCAGAGCCTGTTGAACATAAGCGAATGGCGATTCATTTTCTTTCATAAAAAAATCCTGTCTTTTTATGGTTATTTTTTTCTTACCTTGCGTTATCTTTTATTCAGAAAGTGAACGAAGAATGTCAGTTTCTGTCACTTTTCCATTGGAGGCTTTGGCGATTAAGTGGATATATTTGCCATTGATCCCGCCCCCTTTTAACCAACGATGCACTGTCGGTTGTTTAACTTTGCAAAAATTAGCTAATTTTTTTTGTCCTCCGCATTCATCAAGAACACGTTTAATAATTTCATTCATATACATACCATTTTGAATAGTTTTATGCATATTTTATAGTTGATTCTATGTTTAGTAAATAGTTTATTCTATTTTGAACAATATAAAAAAAAGTATAAAATTGAAAAATTTGGTGAGAAAAAAGGAAGAGATAAATGGGTACGCTTGCCACAAGATTAAATAAACTGTTAAAAGAAAAGGATATAAATCAAACGGAGTTTGCAGAAATGGTAGGAATTAAGCAGCCGTCAATGCAAAGAATTCTTTCGGGAGAAACAAAAAACCCCAGAAAAATAATAAAAATGGCTTCAGTTCTTGGAGTTGATCCAAACTGGCTACTTTATGGCGATAGAGGGGCTATAAACATTGGTGGAAATGCTGAAAACTCCCCTATTACAACCACTACTAATAATTTTTTTAGCTCTGATAAATTGGCAAAAGATGAGTTAAGATCACAGAGGGAAAAACAGAAAACAGGTCTAGAACATTCTACTGTTAATAATTTACCGATTCATCAAGGTGTGATTAATGACGATTTCCACAATTTATTTGAAAGCCTTGTGTTTTCCGATGACGGATTAATTGAGATCGCTAAATTACGTAACACTAACGGAATCTCGATGATTACGATGTTTAATGACTCTATGCAACCTGCTATCAATAAAGGCGATATTGTTTTAGTTAATACGACCTTAGACAAATATTCCGGCGAGGGTGTTTATCTTTTTATTATGAATAATGAGGTTTATGTCAGACGGTTATTCCAGTCTCCTGACGGCATATTGAGAGCCAAAGCAATGAATGAAGATGCCGGATCAAGTTTTGATATTGCTGAAAATAACTTAGTTCGGGTAACTTTTTTAGGTAAGTGCATTCGGGTTATTGAGATGAAAAGCCATGATTTGTAAATTTTTAATAAAAAATACTTGAAAAGGGTACCCTTTAGGTTTATTATTTCCCGTACAGTGAGGTTTTTTGCAAGTAAGCAACGCACAAGTGAATTTTGGTAGCCCTGATTTAGAAATAGTCGGGGCTTTTTATTATATATTTACTCTGTTAGCTCAACAGGATAGAGCAATGACCTCCTAAGTCATCGATACTGGTTCGATTCCGGTACAGAGTGCCATAAATCTGATATAGCCCTGAGCTGGAATGCTTGGGGCTTTTTTGTTGGTGGTAAAAAATGGAAGACAATAAACTTGTTCAGCCTTTCGCATTTTTAGGTGTTGAAGTTTGGTTAGATGAAAAAGATCGCTTAATGCTCTCTATTCCTAATTCTTCCCGAAAACAAGAAATTGAGCAATTTTCACTACCTATTCGCAATCAAACCGGAAAGCTAATTGGGAGCCTTATTTTTAAGAAACAGATTTCTGTAAAGACTCAAACGCTATTTTCAGCAGAGGAATGGCTTGATCCGCATTCTCAAAGCCGAGATCAACCAATTTCGTTATTACCTGCTCTAGGGCTTTTCCGCTTAGATTCTTCAATGCAGAAAGTAAAGTAGATTTTTCTGACTCTGGAATATTTGCTGATTGAATTTTGCTTGTAAGTAATGCTTTTAATGTGTCTTCGTGAAATTTTACGGTGATTGTTCCTAATATTGACGATAGTCCGCCATCATCAAGCAAAAAGTCAGCACCTTTATTAGTTAATCTTGCACTATAAAAATTCTCTACGGAACCTCCCCCCAATGCATATTTTATTGAAAAACCATCAACAAGTTGATGTTCTTGTAGGTAAAATAGATTAGCAACAATATGATCGTAGGGGTAGTTGTTAAAACCAGTGTATCCGATTCCCTTATTAGCATAGTAAACCAATTCTTCACCATTAGGATGGGGATAGGTTTCAGCAAGTTTTAGTAAGATTTCTTTTTGCAATGTACGATTTAATTTCATTTTAAACCTCTGTTATTTTATTGTGTGGGAACTTTATCTTAACAGAACTATGGCTCGCTTTAATAGGCGAGCTTTTTTATTGCCTCAAAGAAAGGGGGCGGAGCATGAACAGAATGAAAGAAACATTAAAAGACATTCCGATTGAATCTCAAGTCTATGGTTGGCTCACTTCATTTTTTGGTGTGTTGACCTTAAGCGAATGGGCAATATTAATCGGTATTGTTGTGACTATTTGCGGCTATATTCGCGAATCACGTCATAAAAAGCGAATGATAGAGTTAGAAGAAATTCGAATTGGCATTCGTGATAAGAAAGGGAAGTTAATTGAATGAAACATAAAAAGAAAATCATTGCAGCTTGTTCAATCTCAGTAATTATCGGGCTACTTCAATTGAATCACCCTGACTTACGTACCAGTCAAGTCGGAATGGAAATTATCGGTAATGCGGAAGGTTGCCGCCGTGACCCTTATCAATGCCCGTCTGATGTATTAACGGTGGGTATTGGTTCGACAGAAGTAAGCGGAGGTGCTATCAATCCCAATAAACGTTACACGGATAAAGAAATTGCTGACCGTTGGGCGAATGACTTACGTATAGCAGAACGCTGCGTTAATCAATACGGCAACGGTAAGAATCTATCTCAAGGCACATTTGATGCAATGACTTCAATTGTATTTAACGTTGGCTGTGGTGCAATGCGTAAATCAACAATGTTCCGCAAAGCTAACGCAGGTGATTATATCGGAGCGTGTAATGAATTACCGAAGTGGGTTTATGCCGGCGGTAAGAAATTACGTGGGCTTGAGATACGGCGAGAAAAGGAAAAAGCATTATGTTTAAGAGAGTTGAAAGTGAGATAAAACTTACCGCACTTTTTCTTATTTTGGGCTTGTGCTTTTGGTTAAGGGTTCAGCACAACACAATCTCTAGCTTAAGAGCCAAGAATCAAACGCAAGCCCAAACTATTACACAACAAAGTGCGGTCATTTCTAAGCTTGAATTACAAGCCAAGGAAAATGAACGATTGACACTAGAACTCAGTAAGCAAGAAACCGAATCAAGGAATAAAGCCAATGACGTTATTAAATCAATTTCTCAGCAAGAGAAAAGCAGTGATGCCTATAACAGCAATGCTCCTCGCTCTGTTATCGACTTCTTGCGCCAAGAATGAACCGGTAATTACCGCTTGTCCTACGCTCCCTGCAGCTTTCATCTCTCATTTAGACAAAACCCCATTCAGTGGTAGCACCTACGGCGATGTGACACAGTATGCTGTCATTCTCAAGCGTGAGCGTGATATGTGTCTGAATCGGGTTGATAAGATTCGAGAGTGGCGAGTAGAACAAGCACAGAAATAAAAAAGGTGAACCAGCCAATGACTACTAAACAAGATCTTGAAATTGAGTATTTAAATATTCGGGATTTGATCCCCTATGTAAATAACAGCCGCACACATTCTGACAATCAAGTAAATCAAATTGTAGCAAGCATTAAAGAATTTGGTTTTTGTAATCCTATTCTAATTGATGAAGATAATGGGATTATTGCCGGACACGGACGATTATTAGCCGCCCAAAAGCTAAATTTAGAATCTGTGCCGGCAGTACGTTTAGTTGGTTTAACGAAAGCACAACGAAAAGCCTATATTATTGCGGATAACCAACTTGCTTTAAATGCCGGCTGGGATCTTGATATGCTTCGGGTTGAAGTTGAGCAATTATCGGAACTTGACTTTAATTTATCTCTGATTGGTTTTGAAAATGATGTGCTAGATAAGCTATTGGATATTGGAGCCGAAATGCCTGTTCTACCTGATGGAGGGAAAGATCCTTTTCAGCGCAAGACATTTACATTACATGATGAGCAGGCTCAAGTTGTTGATGATGCTATTTTAAAAGCAAAAACATCCCCGTTAATTGATACGGGATTAAATGAAAATTCAAATGGTAATGCTATCGCCTATATTTGCGAACAATGGTTAAAACAAAATGGAAACAGTTAGTGCCAAAAATATTATTGTAAAACCGATAAAATCATCGGCTGCGAATGCTCTTGTTCGTAAAGTTCATTACAGCGGGAAAGTGGTCAATAATAGCGTTTTACATTTTGGTGTTTTCTTAAATGGTAAGTTAGAAGGTGTAATGTCCTTCGGGTCACCAATGGATAAGCGCAAAGTTTTACCTTTAGTCAAAGATACCGCTTGGAATGGCATGTTAGAACTAAATAGAATGGCATTTAGCGATGTACTACCCCGCAATAGCGAAAGCCGAGCATTATCCATAGCCTTTAAATTAATCAAAAAACATTATCCGCATATCGAATGGATTCTGAGCTTTAGCGATGGTTCACAATGTGGAGATGGCACAATTTATCGTGCCAGCGGATTTGTTTTAACCCAAATCAATCCTAATAAAACCTTGATTGAGTTCCCCGATGGAACAAGAATTGCCAATATGACATTAACGGCAAACTGGAATATTGATACAGTCGCTCAATTATGCAAACGACTAGGTGTTGAAGTAAAGCCAAGAAACATCTCTGAATGGCGAGCGCTAGGCGGTAAAGAATTAGATGGTTATCAGTTACGTTATATTTATTTTTTAAATCCGGAAGCCAAAGGACGCTTAACTTGTCCAATACTACCATTTAGTGAAATCCAAAAACGAGGAGCCGGAATGTATAAAGGAGAAAAAAGAACGTAATTTATTGCGTATGAAGTAGGCGATGACGTAGTCCATACGAACAGCGACGGTGCAACACCGATCCATACGCTCCAACTTTTAGGTGGAAATATGAAAAAACAAACAAAACCTAAAATAGAAATCGATTTAAAGCAAGTTGAGGCTTTGGCTGCTAATGGATTAACACAGCAGCAAATAGCAGATAGTTTGGGAATTAGCGAAAGAACCCTGCGAAATAGAAAAGGAGATTTTGCCGATTTTGCCGATGCTATAAAAAGAGGAAAAGCGAAAGGTATTGCCATCGTTACAAATAAATTAATGGAGAAAATCAAAAGTGGTAACACTACCGCAATGATTTTCTTTTTGAAGTCACAAGCGGGTTGGAAAGAAACGCAAATTACCGAACACGCTGGGATAAATGGTGCGCCGATTGAAATTAAACAAATGAATAAAGAGGATTATGCTGAAGTAAGGCGGCAAATGCTGAAAGAAGATGATTGCTGATAATATTTCACAAGCCCGTAAACTTGAATGCGAATTAGACGGACTTTATTTTGCCCGTTATTTTTTTAAACATCGAACGGGTGGAAAGATGATTATTAATGCTCATCATAGGGTTATTATTCAAACATTGCAGAAAGTAATCGATGGTGAAATTAATCGTTTAATTATCAATGTGCCACCGGGCTACACCAAAACAGAATTAGCCTCTATCAATTTTATTGCGAGAGGGCTTGCGTTAAACCCCCGTGCACGTTTTTTACATTTATCTTATTCGCATAATTTAGCGCTACTTAACTCTGCTACGGCTCGTTCAATGATTAAATCTGCCGCATTTCAGTCTATGTGGCCAATGTCTCTTCGTGATGATAGCGATAGTAAATCAATGTGGTGGACAGAACAAAACGGCGGTGTTTATGCTTCATCTGCCGGGGGGCAGGTGACGGGGTTTCGCGCCGGGCATATGGAGAGTGGTTGGCAAGGAGCATTGATCATTGATGATCCTGTTAAGCCTGATGAGGCTTATTCTGATGTGGTTCGTAACGACGTAAATAATCGCTTTAATGAAACGATTAAATCTCGCCTAGCGTTAGAAACCACGCCAATTATTGTGATTATGCAACGTATCCATTATCACGATTTAAGTGGTTATCTATTGCGGGGCGGAAGTGGTGAAAAATGGCATCACTTAAATCTTCCGGTTTTAATTGATAATTCACTTCCATATCCGGAAGAAAATACTCATGGCATTCAGATTGAACACGGCTTACCCGATGGCTGGTTATGGGAAAAGAAACATAATGAAACTCATCGAATCTCTTTGTTTTCGCATCGCAGAACCGCTGAAGCACAGTATATGCAAGCGCCAAGACGATTTAATGCGGAAGGTGCATTATGGACCGAATCAATGATTGTAGCTGCGCGAGAGCTTGTCATAGCATTCGAATTAACTCGCACTGTTGTTGCTATCGATCCGCAAGCAACAAATTCTGATGAAAGCGATGAAACCGGAATTGTTGTGGCAAGCGGCTATGGTTACGGACGTGATCAATTTTATTCTGTTGATGCAGATTATTCAGGCAAATACTCGCCAAGTGATTGGGCAACTAAAGCAATACTCGCCTATCAAGAACACAATGCCGATTGTATTGTGATTGAAACAAATCAAGGGGGCGATATGGCAGAAGAAACTTTAAAGAATGCTGGTTTCAGAGGTCGAATTATTCGAATTCATGCTAATAAAAGTAAATTTGCCCGGGCAGAGCCAATCTCAGCTTTATATACACAGGGCAAGGTTCGGCACGCCGGCTCACTATACAAACTAGAAAATCAGCTTATGGAATATGTACCGGTAACAGCAAAAAAATCTCCTGACCGATTAGATGCGATGGTTTATGCGTTGACGGAACTTTATCAGCCGGTAGCTGTTGGGATTCTATTGGGGTAATTTATGGATTTTGAACAACAACGACAAGCCTTTTTAAGTGCGCTTTTTGGGACAGGGAATGCCAAACGGCGGACATTGTGGGCTGAATTTGGTTATCCAAGTAAACTTGATTTTCGTAACTTCTATCGTGCTTATAAACGCAATGCAGTTGCATTTGCGGCAGTAACTCGTCTTTTAGATGGCTCTTGGGCTGATTTACCTATCATTGTAGAGGGCGGAACAGAAAATGAGTCAAAAGAAACCAGTGAGTGGGAAGCGCTTATTGAATCTCTAATGAAAAAACATTGGCGATCAGTAAAGGAGGCGGATCTACGTAATTTAGTCGGGCGTTATTCCGGTTTACTATTGCAAGTGAGAGATGGAAAAGACTGGAAAGAGGAAATTGAACCTCAATCTCTTTCATCTCTTGGTATGCTTGGGCTAGTTAAACTTATTCCTGTATGGGAAGAACAATTAAAAGTCGCCAGTACGCAAGATGACCCGCTTTCCGAAGATTACGGTGAGCCATTAACTTATCAATTTAATGAATCTTCTTTCACTAAGGGTAAAAAAGGACGATCTTTAATTATTCATCGTAGCCGTGTCATTTTGTTTAATGAGGGTGGAGAAACGAATAATCCTGAAAGTGGTATATCACTATTAGAACCCGGCTATAACAAACTGCTGGATCTAGAAAAAACATCAGGAGGAAGTGCGGAAGGATTCTTGAAAAATGCCAGTCGTCAATTGGGCATTAAGGTTTCTAAAGAAGTAAATCTCTCGGAATTAGAAAATGCCTCAAAACGACTTGGATTTAAGAATTTCAATGAGGCGTTAAATAGCCAAATTCAAAAACTCAACAGCGGTACAGATTCCGCACTGGTAACACAAGAAGGTGATGCGCAGGTATTATCCGTATCACCGGCAGATCCAAAACCAACTTGGGAGGTTTCGGCGAATGAATTTGCGGCTTCCGTTCAAATCCCTTTTACAATTCTATTCGGTCAGCAAACGGGGCGACTTGCCTCTGATGAAGATAAAATGGATTGGGCTAAACGTTGTAATACTCGCCGTAATGGTTTTTTAAGTGATGTAATTGCTCAACTTGTTACGAGGTTCTGGCAAATTGGCATTATTCCGCCGCCAGCAACAGATGAGATCACGGTTTCTTGGTCAGATTTACTTGCGCCGGGTGAAAAAGAAAAAATCGCAAACGCTCAAGCTCTTGCAAATGTTGCAACAACTACTCAATCTGCCTTCGGAACACCAGCTATCAGTGCAAATGAAGTGCGAGAATCTTTAGGATTTGTGCCATTACCAGAAAATATGCTACCGCCGGAGCTTGATGATGAAGATACGGAAGATTAAACCGTTACGGTTTCCTGTTAATCAAGCCGATCCGCTCAATATGGGAAAATCCGTTGCGTTAGCTTGGCGACATATTGATGGGCTTTATCACATTATTTCAAAAGAGTTGTTGGCATATCTTAATCAACGATTGCAACGAAAGATGATAAATCGTGCGGATTTTATTGAGACTGATTTAACGGCTTTCGAGTTAGGTGAGGTCTTAGAGGAAATTCAACGAATTATTGACCGTACTTTGTTGTCTGCCAGCAACCAAGGTGTGCAATTATGGTTTGACAGTTACCTTGATGAGGCAATGCTTAAGGGAACACAATCGGCAGTAACGGATCTATCGTTGCAATCCGAGCGTTATCGTAATGAGCGCAATCTGCAATCTGTTATTTTCTCTTCGTCTTATTTCAATAGAGCTGCAATAGCTCGTACAGCAGCTTATAGCGACTGGAAAGGGTTATCTGACGGGTTGCGTAAAGAATTGGCGAACGTGATCACGGAGGCAGTTTTAAATGGTGATAACGTAAAAACAACAGCTCGCACAATTAAGAAACGTTTGGATATATCCGCAAAGCGAGCCAAATTAATTGCTCAAACAGAACAATTATCTGCTTATCGTCGGGCGGAATGGGACGAAGCAATTGAGGCGAAAGAAGTATTAGGGCTTAACACTAAACTTTTGCACTTTTCTGCTTTAAAGCCCACTACCCGTTTGACCCATGCTGCACGCCACGGCAAATGTTTCGATGTGGACGAAGTGAAGGCATGGTATCAGCAAGACGGGAATCGCTTTAATTGTTACTGCAAGCAGTCTGTAATCGTCTTAAATGATGATGGTACAAGCGATGTAGAGCCATTGGTTAAAACATTAAATGAGGAGCGGACAAAATGGGTACAAGCAATCAAAAAGAGGAAAACAGCTAAATGAAAAGTAATATTCACGTTTTATCTGCGGTGAATAGTAAAAATATCACACGTGAAACGATTGATAATGAACTGCATTTGATTATTAAAGGCGTAGTGCCGATAGTCGATGATGTCGTGATGAATGGTGGTCTCTACCCTGCTGATGAAATTGATAAAGGCTATAAAACCCTTGAGGGGAATTTTATGCCCTTGGGTCATCCTGAAATTGAAGGTAGCTATATTTCTGCGCAAGATGTTCGGGCGGTAAATAAACACCATGTCGGGGCTTGGGCGAGTAACGCACGAAAAGAAAACGGACGGGTGCTTGTAGATATGTGTATCAATATCCGTTTTGCGGAAGGTTCTGAAAACGGTAAGCGGCTATTGTCTCGGCTTGACGAGATGGAATCATCAGATGATGCCGAACCTATCCATGTTTCAACAGGATTAATCCTAAATAAAGTTGATTGCAGTGGTAAATCATCAAATGGTAAAAAGTACCAATGGATCGCAACAAATATGTTTTTCGATCACATTGCGATCTTGCTTGATGAACCGGGGGCGGCCACACCAAATGATGGTGTAGGGATTTTTGTCAATCAAGATGGCGCAAAGCTAGATGTTGAACGAGTTAGCCTCAACAATGCGGCAGACTGTAGAAAAGAAAAGCTATTTGATAGAGTGCGGTGGTTTTTTACGGCAAATTCTGCCTTTTCGTTTGATGAGATTTATCGTGCGCTATCAGAGCAACTCAACCCTAAAAATAAGGAATATTATCGTTATATTGAGTCCGTTTATCCTGATTATTTCATTTATGAAGATCAAGGTAAGCGATTTAAACAAAGCTACTTAATTAATGATGACGGCTTGGCTAATCTTGTTGGCGCTCCGGTCGAAGTCGTTAAAAAAGTGGAATATCACACAATCACAGCAAATGAGGAAAATCAGCAAATGCGAGGAAAAATTATTAATGCGTTAAACGCTGCTGGCGTAAAAACTGAAGGCTTAGACGACGATCAATTATTGGCGGCGTATAACAAACTTCAGGAAGACAAGGCGAAACCGACTGACGGTGAAAAAGAAAAACCAACCGATAAAACTGAAAAAGACGAATCGGAAGATGAAGAAGATCTTGATAAGAAAATCGAGAAAGCCGTAAACAAGGAATTTGAGGCTCGAATGGAAGCAAATCAAGAAGCTGAATTAGCAACTAAACGCTCAGCAGTAAAAGCGCACTTTGGTTTAGATGAAACTGCAGTAAATTCACTTTCAAATGAAGCGTTAAACGGGCTTTATGCTAAAACCGTGAAAAGTACAGCGGTAAATGCTGCCTTTAATGGCAATACCGTTAATGATGATTTATTAAATATGGAGGCTCCAGAATAATGGCAAAACTACGATATCATACAATTATTGCCGGCCCAGCTCGCAATAACAGTCCACAAACCTTAGACGCACCGACAGCAGAAAGTATTCAGCCCGGTGCGTTGGTGTTTTTAGAGGACGATAAACTTAAAACACACAACCAAGCCGGAAAATCTACTCAAGCGCTTGTATTACAACCTAACTACTTAGGTGGCGGCGATATTCGTCATGTCGTGCCAGCCGGTACAACGGGGGTGGCGGTAATCTGTGACAGTTTGACGGATTATTATGTGTTAGTTAATACATCTGAAACCTTAATTGAGGGCGATAAGCTAACCTCAAATGGTGATGGTACGCTAAAAAAAGCGGGCGATTCAGATCAAGCAATTTTCATTGCACGTGAAACCTACACCGTGTCATCTGATGGTGCGGAATTGGTAAAAGTGCGATTAATTTAAGGGGTAATAATGGAACGTATCATTTTTAACAAGAACCTAATCACAAATTCAATTCAGGCAAAACAAGCGTGGGATCAGTTGTTATTACAACGCCAAGTATTCAATACTAATCAATCTCGCTTAGCTGCTGAATATGGGCAATCGCTTTCAGTAAACCAAGCCGCATTGCTTGATAAAGACTATTGGCGTGAAGTCGATATGGTCACTACCCGCGTTTTCCGTGATGACCAAGGTAATCCAATCTTAGATGATTTACTCTCTCTTGGTACATCGATTTCTATCGGTAAAACCGTGGCAATGTATCGTGTATCAAGCGATGCTGGCGTTGTAACTCGTTCTATGAGTGGTCAAGTACCGGAATCAATGGATAAAGTTATCTATGATCAATACGGTGATCCAATTCCGATTTTCAGTACCGGCTATGGTCGCGAATGGCGTGAATGGCAAGGGTTACAGTCTGAAAATATCGATGCTATGTCAGATGACCAAGAGGCAGCAGTAGCTGCGCTACGTGAGAATATGGCGAAATATGTGTTACTTGGTGATGACAAGCTCATCGTTAATAACTTTGCTGCACGTGGTATCACTAACCACGAAAACACTAATCAGATTGATTTAGGCGGAAGCGGGTTAAATATCAACTTAACCACAGCGGATGCAGACGATGTGATTAAATTCTTTACCGGTAATTTTGCCAAAGTGCTTGATGATAATCTTGTCGGCGAGAAAGTGAAAGTATGGGTATCGCCTGAGATCAACCGTAATCTTGATCGTCCTTATTCCAATGCTAACGGATATAAAGAGGGGACGATCAAAGACTATATTCTCAAATATGGTCGTGTTGACTCTATTGAGCCAACATTTGCATTGAAAGATAACCATTTCATTGCTTATGTGCGCAATGCACAGTATTTAAAAACTCGTATTGCGGCGCCGATTGGTACGTTTATGATTCCGCGTCAAAACCCATTTGATAACTATCAATCAATGGTGTGGTCTGCGTTTGGTTTACAAGTTAAGCGTGATTTTAACGGTAAATCAAAAGTCTTTAATGCTAAAGGTTAAAACCAATGAGGGGCGAAAGCCCCTTTATTTTTGGAGTATCAAATGAAACGAATCAAAATCACCCATCGTGGCTGCTATGGTGTATTAAACGGGCAATTTCAAGCATTACCTATCGGATCAGAAATGACGGTTGCCGAAATGCCGGCAGCTTTTGTTGGGCGCGCCGTTGTTTTGAATGAAACTGATGGTGAATTAGAAATTCCAAAAGAAAACTCTAGGACTAAACCAAAACCTCAAAAGGATAAATAAAATGGCGGCGGCAATCTTGAGTTCTGATGCTAAATCGTTTCTTGAAGAGATGGGATATTCACCGCCAAAATCGCTGCTTGAGCGGTTTATTGAACAAGTGGATACCCTTGATGTGGCATTTGATAAAAGCGACTACCCTGATGTCACACAAGAATTGATTAAGCTCTATCTTGTTGCGGTTTTATCCGTAAGTTCGGGCGCACGCCGGATTAAATCGGAAGGTGCGCCAAGTGGAGCAAGCCGTTCTTTTGATTTTGGCGAAGACGTGATCGGAAATCTTAAAGCGGCGGTACGAGGGCTTGATCCGTTGGGAATTACAGCAGATCTATTACCCAAAGAGAAAAATGTCGGTTTCTTTAGCGTGGTAGGTGGTTGCGATGTCTGATATTTCAAATTGGTCTTATACGGCAAAGGCTACTTTATGGCGCAATCTAGGCAAAGATGATGACGGAATTATTCAGTTTTCCTCCCCTATCCTCATTGATTGCGATTATGGAGCTGATTCGCGCAAAGTAAATATTGATGTAGGGCGAGAAAAAACCGTAAAAAATGTGATCTGGAGTGAATACTCAGAAGCTAAATTAGGCGATTTTGTACTAATTGGTGAAAGCGATTCTATTAATCCTTTGACCGTCGATGCGGAAGAAATTATTCAGATCCAGCGGTTTGCTGATACGTTTTCTCGCAAAGCGGATGATTTTGCTTGGATCACGGGGGGGCAATAACATGGCGTTAAGAGTTCGTGGAATTGAGAAGGCAAAACGAATGACGGCGGAATTAATCGGAGAAATTCGAGCGGAAAAAGTGAATCGTGCAATGTATCGCTCTTTGAAAGTCGTTGCTCTGCAATCCGCACATTATACGCCGGTTGATACCTCAACATTGCTTAATAGTCAATACACCGAAATTTTAGTGCGTGGGAAGCGTTTAATTGGGCGCGTGGGCTATTCTGCGAATTATGCTCTCTTTGTTCACGATCCAAGTGTAAAACAAACCTTTAAAAAACCTTCTGCACGGAAGGAGTTCTTAAAGTTAGGTTTTGAGGAATCAAAAGAAGAGATCGATCGCATTATTAAAGAGGAAATGCGCTTATGATTGCTTTTGTAAAATCCTTAAAAACATGGCTTGAATCTACCGCACTTTCTGACGGTTTTATTGTGCAGCTATATCAATGGGAAGATCGAGGCGGTTCAACACCCTATTTGGTTATTCAACCAGACGGAGGAAGTGTTCAAATTCCCGATCACAGCAATGAGCATTATTTCTTATTAAGTCTTATCGCTGATAAAAGTACAGGCTATGCCATTGAATCAAAAGCACGCGAAATTATGGAGGCAATATTAGCTAATCCCATCACCGAGTTTGGTTATCTGGAATGTACCGGTGGTTTGCCGATGCCTATTTTTACCACGGATAATCGAATGGTTTTACGGTTATCTTTACGATTAATTAACACTCAAATCGAGTAAGGAAATACATTATGGCTGAAACAGCTCAATCTACACCTACTGTTGATACTGGTTTAATGGTGGGGCGTACCGTTGTTCTTGAGTACGGTACGGGTGATACAAAACCGGCAAATGCTGATTGGAAAGCGGCAGGGGCAATGACAACCAAATCTTGGGACTTTAGCCCTAATACGGTGACATCCGAAGCGGATGATGCCGGAGGCTTCCCTGAATCCTTAGTAACCAATTCAGACTTCACAATTTCAGGTGAGGGAGAATGGCGTAAGCGTGATAAATCAGATTCGATCGGGATTAATGCACTTGTAGCGATCTATGTCAATGCAATTAAAAACCGCACGCAACCTTATGTATGGGTGCGCCTAAAATACGGCACATTAACTTTCATTGGTAAAATGATTATCTCGGCTTTAAGCTCTGAGTCAGCAACAAACGATCTTGTTACTTTCTCTGTTGAGTTTAAAGTTGGCGATGCGTCAACCCTTGAAATTATCACGGCATAATGATGAAACCAATCACCAATATAGGCGAATGCCTGATTAGTACGGCAGAACGGGATTACTTTTTCAAACCGTCATTGAAAGCAATGGCGGTTCTCGGTTCTCCCGTTGAGATTGTGCAAATCTATGCCGAACTTCACGGTTCAGAAGTTAGGGCGTTGCTTGATAAAGTAGGGGCAAAATCAACTGCACTTCAAGAATATGCGCTTGATGTTATCCACTCTCCTGTTTTTGGACGAAAAATTTTACAACATGCGATGAATGTGTTGTGCGCCTGTTGTGAAGATGATGTTTCGAGGTTAATTGGAGAATGGAAATCAGGCACACATGGCTTGGTTTATGTTCGCGGAACATTACCTTATCCTGACATTATTACAATCGCACGTTTTTTAATGATGCACGGAGTGATTGGTTGTTGCCCGTTGGATGTACCGGCAAATAAAAGCGCGGGGAGTTATTCAAGTGAATTTCAAGCGGTTGAATATATTAGTATTGCTAGAACCGCATTTGGATTAAGCCGACAAGATGCGGAAAATCTAACAATGACAGAGTTTCAGCAGTTAATTAAAAGCCAGCAACCACAGAAAAAATCCCGCCATTTCACCGATGACGAATACGATCGGATAATGGCAGAATATGAACAATCTCGGTTAAGCGAGGGATAATTTTAGCTGTTTGCCTAACGCTTCAAAAGCACGATCAATCGTATTAATTTTCGTGTTATGGCGTAAGTTCATTATACGTTGAACTTCTGCCGGACTTGCATCAAGTAATCTTGCTAGACTTGCCTTATTGATATTGCGCTTTACCAATTCATTATGTAGTAGCACTTTTGCCACCATTAATGTCGGTAATGCGATCGCATATTGTCCTTTTTGGACTTTATCCGGCATTGGGATTTCTTTATCCATATCAAAGTAATCCTCAAGATAAGAAATCAACAAATCCTCGCACATTTCTTTGGTTTCCTCAATGGTTTCACCTTGAGTAAAGCCACCGAATTGTGGGAAGTGGGCAACATAGCCGCTTTTTTCGTCGGGTTCAAAGATAGCGGGATAAAATAACATCATTTACTCCTTATCAAGAAAAGCCCCCTTTAGCAGGGGCTTTGGATTATTTTAAGCCTAGTTGCTTTTTTACACCTTCTACTAAACCTGTTTTCAGCTCTTCGCTTGGGTGTCTAGGCAGTCTGCTGATTTTGCCGTTGTAATAAAGTTTTAGGTGTTTTTTGCCGTTTTCTGCTATTACGCCTTGCTCTTTCAGCCATCTTAAAAACTCACTTTGTTTCATTATTCCTCCGTGTTTTTTAAGATAGTTTTATTATATACAAAAATGTATATTTGTAAAGTGTAGGTATATACAAATTTGTAAGTTTTTTGAGGTGATTAGATGTCAAATAATATTGGCGAAATTTCATATACGGTAAGCATGGAGCTTGAATCTTTGCTTACTGGCGGTGACAAGGTCAATGCCGTTTTAGATGGCATGGAAAAAGCAACTGGAAAAGCGGCGAAAGAGTTTAAGAAACTAGATACCGAAATGACAAAGACAGCTCAAGCCGTGCGACTTAGTGGTGGACATTTAAATCAAATTAAAAACGGACTTTCAGATCTTGCCCGTTCCGCCGCTACCGGTAATGTTACCGTTGCAAGCTTTGTTAAATCAATCAGTTCTCTCGGTTTTGTTTTAGGTCCTGTCGCTGGTATGTTAATTTCCGTGGGAGGATTGTTACTCGCCGATTTCCTATCAGGTCTATCTGAGTCAAAAAATGAGGCAAATAATCTCAAAAATGCGATGAGCGAATTGGATAAAGTAATAAAAATTTCTGAAACAGGATTAGTCGGTTTATCTAATGAATACGCCAGATTAGTTAAAGCCAATGGTGAATTAGCTCAACATTTGAAAAATGCTGCGATTAATAAGTTTGAATATGATGTTAAAAATGCCAAAAATGCGATTAAGGAGCTAGTTGAAGAACAAAAGTCATGGAAAAAAGACGCATTTAGCGAAGGTGTTCGATCTGTTAAAGAAATGGGCGTGGCGCTATCCAATCTTGGCGTTGAGGCTAACTCTTATTCAGAAGCTATGATGGAGGCAACAACAGGAAATGCAAGATTTTCATCAGCAGCCTCGACTATCAAGCAAACAACAGAAATGCTTGCTGAGAATTTTGGACTTTCAACAGATGAAGCCTTTAAGTTCGGGAAAATGCTTGCTGAGGTGGGGGAAAACCCAACCCCTGAACGTATTAATGATCTTGTTGGTTATTTAAACTCTTTGGAAAGCAATACAGATTCAGGTAAGGAAGCCTTACATAAATTTACACAAAAACTCATTGATGCTGGGGTCAATGTCAGTCTTGTAACGGAATATTTACGAGAACTTAAAGGTGAAATGGGCGGACTTGCAACTGCCGCCCAAAATGCCAATTTTGAATCACTTAAAAAAGGGTTAGAGCAACAAAAAATTGCGCTAACAAAAGGGGCACAAGCTGCAAAGGAATATGCTATTGAGCATGCAAATCTCAATCAGGAGCAAAAAAATACGTTAATTGCAATGAGCCGTGAAAATGCGGAGTTAGAAGAGCAAAACAAAAAACGTAAAGAAGCAGAAGCCGCGGCTAAAAAAGCTAGCCGAGAGGCAGAATCAGCAGCCAAAAAAGATTTGCAAACGAAACAGCAAGTCATTGATAAGTTAAATCAGCTCAATGAGCAATATAAAATCGTTACCATTCGACAAAATGAAGGTGAGCTTTCGGCGGCAAAATATACCGCCAGATTGCAACTTGGCGCAGCCGCTACTGAAGAACAGAAAAAGCAAGCAGAACAATTAGCCGAAAAAATTTATAACGTCACAACGGCAATGAGTAACTTTGATAGTGCGATGAGTAAGGTAAAACCGACTTATCAGCTTGATATTGATTTTGCCCGTGATACTCAATCTATTGATGAAGGCATTGCGATTTATAAAGCTAAAATTGCGGAAGCGGAGCAAGAAATTGCCGCAATCAAAGCTGCAAGTGGTAACAATCCCCTATCGGTTAATTCAGAACAACAACTTGCCGAGCTTACCGCCGCTAAAGCAACCTATTTAGCCAACATCACGGAAGCGGAAGAAGCTAGAAAACTGATTGAAGATGAGTATCGAGAGCAGCGTATTGCGGCAGAATGGGAGGCTTGGAAACGGTCGTCTGATGGCGCAGCGATATTCGGTAATGCGTTAGATGCGATGGCTTCCAATGGGGGGAATGCGATAGCCGGATTGCTTTCCGGTACAACGTCATTAAGAGATGCGTTTCGATCTATCGCTAATACGGTTTTAAATAGCGTGATTAGCAGTCTTGTTGAAATGGGTATGGCTCAAGTACGGCAAATGGTGATCGGGCAGGCAATGGCGAAAGCGACAATGGCTGCGCAAATTGCTCAAGCTGCGACGATAACAAGTGCTTATGCTCCGGCTGCGGCAATGGTAAGTTTGGCATCTTATGGTGCAAATGCCGCTCCGGCTCAAGCCGGTATGACGGCGACAATGGCTACAGCCCAAGCTCTCGCTATTACAGGTCGAAAAAATGGCGGCGTAATGTCTGCCAATCAAATGTATCGTGTCGGTGAAAATAACCAGCCTGAAATTTACCAAGCGAGAAACGGAATGCAATATATGATTCCGGGTAATGCTGGGCGAATGTTTAGCAATAAAGAAGTCAGTAAACGGAACGCTGGCGGTGGTTCATCACAAACGATTACTATCAATATGACAAACCACTTTGAGTCAAAAGATCAATCTAGCGATCATTCTGAATGGACTAGCGACTTGGTCGATAAAATTCGTGGCATGATTCAATATGAGTTACGGGAGGCAAGACGTGACGGGAACGCTGGAGCGTTTTAATTGGGCGGTGCAAGGCGGCTACTCCATCTCGCACGAACCCAATATTATCAATAATGAGTTTGGGGACGGCTATTCTCAACGTGCGCCGAAAGGATTAAACCACGACTTGGTGAATATTTCCGGCGTACGCTGTATTTGTAATTCAGCTAATGCCAAATCCTTACGTACATTTCTTTCTAAACGTGGCGGATATCAGGCGTTTCTGTGGTATTGCAGTCAAGAAGAACGAGATATAAAAGTCTATTGCCCGTCTTGGAGCAGTACACAAAATGGTGGCATTACTACGTTTACAATGACATTTAAAGAGGTGCTGTAATGAGTGAGCCAAAACTAAAGGCGGAACTGGCAAAACTTGAACAGTCCGCCTTAATTGATCTATGGGAAATTGATTTAAGAAAACATTTTGATAAAGAAGGTAATGCCGGCGAGCTTTATCGCTTTTATGCCGGTGCCGGATTAAACGACAAGCCTATCATCTGGCAAGGTAAAGAATATGTTCCCTACGGTGTGGCAACAAGCGGTTTTAAATTGTCTTCACAGGGTGCAAGCAATCGCCCTACGCTTTCTTTAGGCAATATTAATGGATTTGTGACCCGTATTATTTACGCTTACCAACAATGCCTTGGCGCAATCGTAAGACGTAGGCGTGTCTGTGTTCGGTTCTTAGATGCAGTCAATTTTGAAGATGGCAATCCATACGCAGATCCAAGTATTGAAACGGTTTCAATTTTTGTAATTGAACAACTATCTTCACACAAACGGGATTTAGTCAGCTTTGTTCTCGCTACGCCGGTAGAAATGGACGGTGCGCAGATTCCTTGCCGAACTATTCTGACGATGTGTCCTTGGCCATATCGAGGAGTTGAATGCGGTTATGACGGTCCGCCTGTGGCTGATGAAAAAGATCAACCGACAACCGATCCGAAAAAAGATAAATGCAGCCGATGTAAAACAGGTTGTGCTCTTAGACGAAATCTCGCTAATTTTGGTGGATTCCCAAGCGTTGATAAATTGGGGTAAACATGAATATTCCTGATGAATTAAAAAAGACCTTGCTGACACTGGCAAAAGAATGTGAGCCGCTCGAAATGTGCGGCTTTGTTGTATCTATTGAAGGAAAACTTGAACTTATTCATTGTGAAAATATCGCAGCCGATCCGCAAAATTATTTTGAGGTTTCACCAGGCGATTTTATTAAGGCGGAAGAAAAAGGGGAAATTTTAGCCTTAGTCCATTCCCACCCTAACGGAGATCCCAAATTGAGTTTAGCAGATAGGCAAATGCAACTTCTATCGGCTCTTGATTGGTGGCTTATTTGTGATGATGAGGTTTATCAATTTCCCCAAATTGCGCCGTTAATTAGCCGCACTTTTGAACACGGCAAAATGGATTGTTACACGCTTTTTCGTGATTTCTATTATTTGTGCGGTTTTGATTTTCCTGATTATCCCCGTGCTGATGAGTGGTGGTGGCAAGGCGAAAATCTTTATCTTGAGCATTTAGAAGAGAACGGATTTTATCAAGTCTCGCTTGAAAACATTCAGGTGGGTGATGTGGTATTAGTGCGTATTGAATCTCCAGTGCCGAATCATGCGGCAATTTATGTCGGGGATCAGCGAGTATTGCACCACGCCCCGAAAAGGCTCTCAAAACGTGATCTTTATGATGGTTATTGGCTCAAATATACACATTCAATATGGAGGCATAGAGAATGGTCAATGTCAAATTCTACGGCAGTCTTAAACAATTTGGCAGCCAATTTAGGCTAAATGTAAAAACCGTAGCAGAAATTGTTGAAGCATTAACACAACAACGTAGAGGCTTGAAAAATCATTTATTAAAAGGTTTTTTTAAGGTTCGTATTGGGCGAAATACTTATTTAGATTCTCGTTATGCGGAACATGAAATTCATCAAGAGCTTAGTGAGAATTGCACCGTACATTTTACTCCGGTATTAGCCGGAGCGAAAAAAGGAGGGCTTTTTCAGACTATTGCTGGAGCTGTGCTTGTTGTAGTTGGGGTTCTCACGTCGTGGGCCGGCGGCGGGGCGTTAATAGCCGCTGGGGTCGGCTTGATGGCAAGCGGTGTCGCACAAATGCTAACGAAAACACCAAACTCAAATAACGGTAATGACAGGCAAGATAAGCAAAGTTCAACAAGTTTTTCTAATATTTCTAACATGGTGGCACAAGGTCGAGCTATGGCATTGTGTTATGGGCGCTTCCGATGCGGATCTCTCGTTTTATCTCAAGGCATTCGTACATACGATGCCGAAAGCGAAGCAGAGAAAAAACCGGCTGAGCGTCGAGACGGGGCTTTAGTAAGAAAAATTATAGGAAGGTATTAAAATGGGTAAAGGTGGCGGTGGCGGCGGACATACTCCGTATGAAGCTCCTGAAACAGGACGCTCAAAACAAAGCGTGCGAGTTGTTGAAAGTATTTCAGAGGGTGTTGTAAAAGGGTTGGTTGATGGAATGAAATCCATCTATTTAGACGATACGCCCATTCAGAATGCCGATAACAGTTTTAATTTTTCAAACGTGACATGGCAAGGACGAAAAGGTCTTGCAGTGCAAGATCAGCTTTCTGATTTTGATACTTCGGAAAGAGAGGTTAATGTCGGGCAAGAAGTAAAAAAATCATCTCCACTTACTCGCACGATCACAGATAAGAATGTATCTAGATTGCGCTTACATTTGGGCGTAAGTAGCCTTTTCAGTCAAAACGATCAAGGTGATACACTCGGATCTAGTGTCAATTTCATTGTTACAGTCGGAGATCAAACTTACCCTCTTAACATTACCGGTAAATATAGCTCTCAATATTTGCGTCAGCTTGATATTGAAAATTTACCGTCAGTACCATTTTTACTTAAAGTTGAACGTGTAGAGCCTGATTCCAAGTCTCAACGTTTGCAAAATAAAACCATTTGGGCGAGCTACACGGAGATCATTGAAGGTGAATACACCTACCCTCACACGGCATTAATGGGGATTGAATTCGATTCAGAATATTTTAGTGCAATTCCAACCCGCAGCTACGAGATCTACGGTATAGAGTGTCTTGTTCCGTCTAACTATAACCCGATAACCCGTACTTACACCGGCGATTATTGGGACGGTGCATTTAAAACCGAATGGACGGACAATCCATTATGGGTGCTTTACGATTTAATGACCAACAAACGTTACGGGCTCGGTCATCGTATTGACGGGTTTTCTATCAATAAATGGGCTTTCTATACTGCAGCGCAGTATTGTGATCAACTTGTGCCGGACGGCTTTGGTGGACAAGAACCCCGCTTTACTTGTAATGTTTGGATTAGTGAATCACGCAAAGCCTATGACTTGATCAATGATATTTGCTCATGCTTCCGTGGCTTGCCTGTGTGGAATGGTTCTGAATTTTCTATCGTATTAGATCGACCAAGTGATCCGGTATGGGTTTATACCAATGCAAATGTGATAGATGGAGAATTTGAATATTCCTCTTCTGCTAATAAAGATCGTCATAATTCGATCCAAATTACCTATTTTGACAAACTCAATAGCTATAAAAGTGCGATTGAGCTTGTTCAAGACGATCAAGATGTGGCAAAAAACGGCTTAAAACAGTTAAAAAAAGCGGCTTTTGGTTGTACCTCACGGGGGCAGGCACACCGCATGGCAAAATGGATTTTAGAAACCGAACGCCTTGAAACTGAAATGGTAACATTTACTGTTGGGCGAGAGGGATTAGCCAATATTCCGGGCGATATTATCCGCATTGCTGATAGTTATTTTGCTGGTACAGAGATCGGTGGAAGAATTATATCCGCAGCCGGAAAAATAATAACAGTGGATCGTGACGTTACTCTTTCTGGAACAAAGCAAGTTTTTTCTTACGTTGATAACAAAGGCAAAGAGCGCCACGCAAAAATCGCTGCGGTAAAAAATAATCAAATTACTTTGGTTGATCCGCCGATAAGTATTGCCGTTCAGTACCCGTGGACGATTTCAAATGAAAATCTTGTCACAAAGCTATATCGTTGCATTACAGTTCAAGAAAAAGATGGCAAAGATCAATTTACTATTTCTGCCATTCAACACGAACCGCAAAAAGAGGCGATTGTTGATAATGGTGCGAATTTTGAACCTCGTGAAACTACTTTGCTCAACACTCCGAAAGTCGGTGATATCCAAATCAACATTGGACCAGACGGTAAAGTTCATGCGTCAGCAGACACAACCGGCGGGGTTGGATTAGTTACCTATGACATCTTTATTTATAAAGATGGAAAATTATATTCATCTAAATTAGGGAGAAAAACAGCCGAACTTGATTTAGACGATCTCGAAAATGGTGAATATACCGTTGTAATTCGTGCGAAAAACCAAAACGGACAACTACTCAATGAAAAGGCAAAACCCTTTACCATCGACCGCCCTCCTGCCCCAACAGGCGTGCGTGCTACAGGTGGTTTAGGCAATATTACCCTTGAGTGGGATTGGATCAACGATGCCACAGCCACCGAAATTTTCGCAGCAGAAACGGACGATATTCAAACTGCAAAACGTATTGCAAAAGTCACCGCTCGAATGTACACCCACGAAGTGGGCGCAAAACAAGTGCGTTACTATTGGTTGCGTCATACCCGTGGCATTAATGTCGGCCCGTTTTATCAACAATCAGGCTTAAGGGCGGAAAGTGCGGTCGATATTGACGAAGAATTAGCGCTACTTAATGAAAAGTTGTCACAAAATATCGTCAATGAAGTGATTGATACCGCATTGCCGGCACGCAATCTTGAGCTAATCAAAACGGTGACGGGATTAAACGTTAATGAGTTTGCAGGCTATAACCAAGTCCATAACACCACTGACGGCAAGTTGTACACGTGGAATGGAACCAAGTATGTTGACAACAGCATTGATGTTGGGAAATTACAAATCCCGACAAAACAGCTCACCGGCACCCTCACTGCACAACAAATCGGTGCAAATGTTATCGGCACTCAACACTTAGGTGCCAATATTGTGACGGCGGACAAAATGGCGGCGGATTCCGTCAGCACGGCAGCATTACAAGCCGGTGCGGTTCGTGCAAGTCACGTTGCCGCAGGTGAATTAACAGCGGATAAGTTAGCGATTGGGTTGGGTGGGAATTTGTTGTATAACCCGATTTTTGCAAATCCTACAAAAGGTGTTCCTGATGGATGGACTGCTACTGAGAAAGGTGTTCCTGAAGATAAGAAAGGAGAAAGATATTGTAGGCAAGATACTGAATTTAAATTAGGTGGATATTTAAAAAATGAAAATGTTTTAAGGTGGCATAATAAAATAACTAATCGTAACGATTCAAGATGTGGAATACATCAAAATGTGGCTATTAATGCAGGTCATTGGTATATGATTTCAGCGTATATGGGTAATCATAGTTGTAAAAGAGTAGAAATATATATTGATGTAAGAGGGGCTAATGGAGAATATTTATTAAATAAAAAAGAAGGTTTTAGTAACAGGTATAGCTTTCAAGGTATTAATAATGCCAAAAGAGTATTTATTAAGTTTCAAGCCCCTCCTAAGGCGGTTAGTCTTGATGTATTCTTTTTCTTTTATGATGGTGATAAGTCTAATCCTAATGGGGCTTGGATGTTCGTGGCTCGCCCTATGCTTGAGGAATGCACAGCACATACTAAAGAGCCGTCTGCTTGGCAAAATGCCGGTGTAACGGCGATTCACGGTGGCTCGATTGTCACAAACACCATCACCGCGCAACAAATTGCTTCCAATACGATTACAAGCAATCAGATCGCAGCCGGTACTATCGTCGCTCGAAATATGGCAGCAGGCAGTATCAATGCCTCGCATGTTGTCTCTAAGACATTGACTGCGGATAAACTCAATATATCGAGTTTATCAGCGATTAGTGCGAATTTAGGACGAGTGACAGCTGGAACAATCACAGGGACGACTATTGAAGGGAATAACATTCGTGGCGGAGTGGTATCGGGTACAACAATTAATGGTTCAACAATTAATGGAGGATTGATAAAAGGGGCAAGGATTGAGGGGATAACAGGTGAATTCACTGGTTCGCTAAGAATAAGTCAATTAGTGGGTGGTAATATCTATGAAACATTGTTAGTTGATAAATGGAAGGCTCTTGATAGAAGAGTACGTTTTGATACTAAAGATAGTACAGGGGTAATAAAACGTGAGTATTACTATGCGTATGAAGCAAAAATCAATATTTTGCCTTCTGGTGCAAAACGATGGGTACAAGTTCCGTTTAATATTACCACATCGGATTACAGCCACATGGGAGAAAATGAGAATTTAACTTTGTACAAAAGAGGAAATTTATCTCATCTTGCAAATGGAAGTTTCTCGAAAGTGACCAATACGACATTCATTCTAAATGAAAATCAGCAATTAAATATAAAGCTATTAGCGTGGGCTAGTAACGAGAACAGTCTAGATAAACCGCTTATTACAACTATTCTCTATTCCAATTCAAGGCTTTTGGTTAAAGTTTAAACACAGACCACACAAAAGTGCGGTTAAATTTAGGCGATTTTTTCAATATAGCCTCGATAGTACAAACTGTCGGGGTTTTCTTTTATCTAAAACAAGGAGTCTTTTATGACAACATTTAACAAAATCTTAAACCCAATGTACTCAGCGATTGCTAGTTACAGTACGCAAGAAGACGGTTCAATCAATGCAAAATACGTTATCGGCACCGGCACAGATAATGACGGCGTCGTCACAGATTTCACACCGATTATCAGTGAATATAAATGGATTGATGCCGAAGCGGCAAAAGCGATTAATGACGCACCTTTTACTAAAGAGGACATCGGCAAAACGCCAACACAAATTATGCTTGCGCGAATCTACAATCATTTGAAAGAAACGCAGCAAATTTACGTTTAGTCACAGCCCTCAAACTAGGGCTTTTTTATTGGAGCGAAAATGGAACAAATCGACTTAGAGATGGTTCGGGGCGACGATGAAGGTTTTACATTTGAGGTTGTGGAAGATGACGACCAAGAAAGTGCGGTCAATTTTGACGGCTGCCGACTTGATTTACACATCAAACCCAAACGGGGCGATGTTATCAAACTATCAACTCAAACAGGAGAAATTGCCGTAGAAAATCACCTTATCCACATCTCAATCTCACATGATAAAACGCAGGGCGTGAAGTGGGAATCTGCCAAATGGGATTTGCAATGTATCGACCAATATCACAAAGTGCGCACGATTGCCGGTGGAGAATTGACATTAATCCAAGATGTTACGGTGGTGAACGATGATTAA